AGATAATGCCAACCAGAATTTGTACGGCCTTTTAACCAGATAAAATCAGGTTGCATCCCTGTTCCCTCAACTACTATATCTCTATTATTACTTCCGTTACCTGTCCATACAGTTGTTGAAAAAAATAAAGTTGGGTCGTCTATGGTTGTATAAGCCATTATCCAAACTCCGCTAAGTTTTTGCTACAAAGGCTAAAGTAGTTACTAGGTACTGAATATTCAAAATTTCCAAATCCCTTAGCATCAGCGTTGCCTGATGAGATTGCGTAAGGTGGGGAGCCAAAATTTAAAGTAATATCACTAGATGCATAATGACCAATAAAAGGAGAAATAAATTTACCATCTGTTAAACCTGATGGATAAGTAGTTGCACCAAAATCAAAATTAGTTACTATTGCTGAACCATTTTTATAAAATGAAATGAGTTCATTATCATAATCTAAAGCTACACCAATAATATCATTTTGAGCAAATGTTCCATAATCTGCTGTTGTTGTTGCATTATTGCTTACATCAGAAACATGAATTTCTCCACCATCATTGTTATAAAATGCTACAGAATTTCTAGTAGCATCTGAAGCACTTTGTGCTTCTATTCCTGTAAACCCTACATAAAAATGTTGAAGATTTGAACCACCTGTATATTTAGCTTCAAAATACCATTTACCTTTATTTATAGCTATAGTACCACTTGCTCCAGTCCAATTATTGGCACTATTTGTTAATTTAAGATTACCTTCCGAAAATGCAAAATTATATTGAAATAAATTTAAAGGATTCATGGTATTAAAATTATTCGTACAGGTATCTATGCTTTGATCTACTGCTGTAAGGTTATTAACTGCAAAGTGATTATCATTACCAGATGTGTCTGCGCCTAAACCACTAGAATTTTGAGAAGTTCCAGCTTGTTTAAATTGTAAATAAAATCCATTTGTGCCAAAGGTTAAACCAGATACATCTTTTGGTTTCCATATTGTCGGACTATCTTCGTCAAATTCTCCAAATGATGTTGCGTCTAATTGTGTGCCATCAATAAAAACTGTTTCTGCTAAATATCCATCAAAGTAATTACCTTTACTTCCACCATAGTTATTTGAACCTAAAACTAAATCAACACTATTTTGATTGTATGCAAGATCAGCATCTTCACTTGGATTATTTCTAGTTCCAAAACTTGTAATTTCTGAACCATTTAAATAAATACGACACCTATTATTTGCTGTGTCATTTGGGGTATCTACAGCTAACACTAAATGATAAAAAGCACTAGGATCTCTTAACACTTGGTTAGTTTCTAAATAAGTTGTTCCAAAACCAGCAAATTTTATTTTATCTCCATCAGTTATAGCAAGATAAGTAAAACCAGCATCATTATTAGCACTCCAAGAAGTAAATAAATATCTTGAAGTAGTTAATTGACTTAATTTTAACCAAGTAGAAAATGTAAAAGTTCTTCTATTACCAGCAGAAGCAGTTTTATTTAAATAATCACTACTACCATCATCAAACCTTAATGAGTTAGTAACTTCAAAACCACCTGTTATAGAGTTAGAAGGTATAATTAAAGGCATGTTAAACTACCTTATCTGGAAACTCTCCAAGCGGTCTAGTAACTGTGCCATCATCTTGCTTTGTATAGGTAAGTAAAGTTATAAGAGCTGCTACGTTAGCACAATTATCTATTGCTGTTTCCATTGCATTAACTTTAGTTCTAACTGCTGCTCTGTAAGTAGTAACAGAACTAGGCACTGAGTAATCTGAAACTTCAGTTGCTTTAACCACATACCAATCCGTTAGAGCTAATAGACCAGCTGCTTCTATATTAAACTGTGTTTTGTATTTTGTTTTTAAGCCAGGAGTTACTATTTGATTTCCTTCTTCATCATTCCTAGCATCATTTGCAGAAGTACCTTCTGGTGCTCTATTATTATCTATATCTTCTTGTGTCCAAACCTCATCCACATCTGCTAATGCTTTAGCGGTAGCTGATCCATAAGCTGCAGTTACTGTTCCTGCATCTGCATCATAAGTAAAAGTTTGATCGGTATTAATATAAAATGTTTTATTTTCTTTATTAGAATCATCAAAGGTAACTTCATATAAACCAATGGCTGCTTTTTCATTTGAAGTCCATACTGAAAATATTTTAGCTGGATATTGAACATCCCCTAAAATAAAACTTTTTGGATTATGGAAGTATCTTGTAATAGATCCTGATTCTACTAATGCATGCATATTATTATATCCTAACTTTCACTTAAATTTAATGTTCTACCTACTTCTTGCCACACAGATCCATTGTATCTAAATACTAATATATCTGTCTTGCCGTCTGATGAAGTAAATGTTGGTGCAGTTGATGCTGCAAATTCAAATATGGTATTAAAAGCTATAGTATGACTTCCATTGTAATTAATTTCTAAAGCAATAAATGCACCTTCAACATTGTTACTTGGTGCAGAAATAGTCGTATTTTCTGTTGTTAAATGAAAAGCGTTTGGTTTAGCAGAAGCATCCCAAGCTACAGCATTCGATGATGAAGTAAGTGCTGCCTGTGCAACATTGGCTGCTACAGCAAAAGAAGCAATTCCCGCTTGAGCAAGTGTTCCACTCATTTCAACATTACCATTAATATCTATTAAAGTTGAGTTAATTTCAACTTCGTCATCAGCATTAATATCTAAATCACCGTCTGCATCGGATCGTATGTTAATAGCAGAATCTCTAAACTGAAGTTGCATATCAGTGTTAAGTAATAATCCATCATTGTGAACATGAGTTAAAGTAACTTCAGCGTCAGCACCAAATTTAAGTACAGCAGCATCACTAAGAAGAGTTACATCATCTCCAAATATAGTATCTAACACTACAGATAAACCACCATCGGTTTGTAAGGACCCATCTGTGGTAGAGGTTGCGTTTGTAGTAGCATCTGTTTTTATAATTCCACTAGCTGTGATAGCAGCAGTTGTAGTTGCACCGGCAACGTCAACAGCTCCAGAAAAATCTCCTGTTGCTGCATCTATTTCACCTGAAATAGTAAAGTTTCTAATGCCTGTGTAATCTTTATTTGAATCTAATATAACCGCTTTACTTGCTACAGCAGTTCCAACCGCTGTACTACCAATATCTAAAGCGTTCAGTTCACCTACAACAGCAGTAATACCATCTAATGCATTTATTTCTGTTGCAGTAGAAGTTACTGCTACATCTTCATTTATTTTAGGACTTGTTAAAGTTTTATTGGTAAGTGTATCTGTTGAAACTAAAGATACTAAAGTTGAACTAGAACCAGCTGGTAAAGTTAAAGTATTTGTAACAGCAGCCGAGTGAGGTTGTGCAATTACAATTTGACCATGTGAATTACTTTCGCAATTAAATTGAATAGCACCTGAATTAGTATTACCTCTAACAGTTACATGACCTGTGCCTTTTGCTTCTATATTTAAATCAATATTAGAATCACCTCCTGTTGCCTCTAATTTAGGACCACTACCTGATGCTGCATTTGTTATGTCAAATTGATTAACTGCTGAACCTGTTGTTTGAAATATAATTTGTTCATTACCATTTTCATCTGCAATAAAATGTGCGTCATCTATTAAAATATTTTGAGAGTTAGTATCTAAGTTACCACCTAATTGAGGAGAGGTATCTTCCACAATATCTGCTATCGCACTTGATGTAGCAAGACCTGATACTACAACTGATCGTGCAACTTTTTTAAGTCCACCACCTGAAGCGTCTACTGCTAAAAAAATATCACCAGATGCAATGGTAGATATTTCTGATAAAGAACTAACTGCTATTGAATTAAAATTTGTACCATCTGCAACTAATAAATTACCTGCAGTATTTGTACCCATAGTAATATCATCACCACCAACAGTAAGATCTCCTGTTAAAGTTAAATTTCTAATTCCTGTGTAATCTTTGTTTGAATCTAATATAACTGCTTTACTGGCAATAGCTGTTCCAACCGCTGTTGATCCTAAATCTAAAGCATTTATTTCTCCAACTACTACCGTTGCTCCATCAAGTATATTTAACTCTGCTGCTGTAGATGTAACGCCATCTAGTATGTTTAATTCTGCTGTCGTAGAAGTAACACCATCTAATAAATTTAATTCTGCTGCAGTTGATGTAACGGCTGTGCTTCCTAAAGTAAGTCCACTATCTGGTATAACAACACCACTTCCAGATAAAGCTGTAAAAGTATTTGCTGTAAATCTAAAATCATCTGCATTTGCTATTTTAATATCTATTTGATCATCTGTATCTGCTGTAATACTGGTATCACCATCTTCATCTAAAATTAATTCTTCTCCATTTAAATCAATTGCTCCACCCAATCCTGCATCAACAACATTGGTTCCATTAACAAAAACAAGTTTAGTTCCTTTGTCTGATGCACCAAAGGTAACACCTGTTCCAGATGCTGTTTTGAATTGAACTGTGTGAGAACCTGATGTTGAATTCTTTACAAGATACATTTTCTCTAAGGAATCAGGTATCGTTACAATTTGATTTCCTGAAATAGTTCCTGTAAATTCAATAATCATTTGTCTAGCTGTATCGCCAGTAGTTGCATTAGTAATACTTAATGCAGTAGTTTGAGCACTACCTGCAATAGATTGAGCTACATAACCAGAAGTAATTTCTTGAAACATTTGAAGATTAACATTTGTTTTATCTCCCCAAAGACCCGATGCTTCTCCTGTTGCTATAAGTTCTATTCCTAATGTTGAAAACGATGATGCCATATTTTAATTCCTTAAGGTGTTGGAGAGTTGACTGGTATTCGAACAGTTCCATCCGTATAGTCATCTCTTTTTCTTTGTCCTATTTGTTCTCCTCCAAATTTTAGTATTTCGTCTTGATATTTTTTTTCGTAATATTGTAACATATCCATGGGACCTTTTAAATAGCCAAATGCTTCTACCAAGCAAGCATATAACAGACCATTAGGAAAATTTAAACTAATAAAATTAGTTTCGTTGCTACTTGCCTCTAGTTTATCTGGAATCTTATTAAAATGAATTTGATATTCGTAAGTAGAATCAGGCACTGGTGCAAGTAAAATAGATCCTGAAGTAGAACTAGTATTACCAGTTGCTCCACCTTTCATTGCATAATATTTTGGAAAACCTGAATCGGTATTAGCAGAAACATACTCTTCTAAAAAAGTTAAATCTTTTTTAATTAACCAAGTATTAGCTCCAGTAGTAACCGAAGTAGATGTATACACTTGTACACCTCGTATCACTAATGCTCCCGCAGGAACATTAACAAAATCTTGATTGGTTACAAGATTACCTGTAGTAGATGATCGATAAGCATCGCTAGGTACATCTCTAAAGATTCTATACTCTGCATTTAACACAAAATTCTCAATGACAGCATCGGTAAGCACGGTGCTTGAAACTTCAGTATAATTTCTAATGTTTGTTCTTAAATCTGAATAACTAATTCCTGCCATATTATGCCTCTAAAGTTACAGGTCCAGAGGTACAAAATTGTCCTCCTCCTGATACTCCTCCTGTTGTAGCGGTATCTGTGTCCACAGTAAAGTGATAAAAATCTGTTGTGTTTGTAACATCACCGCTTGAATCTCTTTTACCAACTGTAATAGAATAACCCGCAGCTTTTGCAATATTGGATCCTGTAATTCCATCAAAATTATTTGGATTATTAAATCCATCTGGATCTGATGTAGTAGAAATTTTTCCTCTAAATCTTACTGTATCACTCGTTGATCTACCGTGTGATTTTTCAAACACGTTTATAATACCTGAAGAAGATGAAATTGTTTGAAAAGAATCGGGTTCTAATAAAATTAAAGCTTCTGGTTCTGATCGATCAGGCCTTGCATTTAATAAAGATTGAGGGTCTCCTGAATGAGATCTTAATTCTAATTGAGGGTGTTTTTCTTCGTATTCAGATATGTGAACAAAAGAACCATTCCATTCTTTTATCATTTCGTGATAAGGAAATTCCATTCCGGATCTATCTGATATTGCTTTAGCATTTTTTGACATTAAGTTCCTGGAAAGTAAGTTTTAGGGGTTATAAATGAACTAGAAGAAGAACCATCTTCTGATAATGCTCTAGCTAATTCATCTTCATAAAGTAATTTCATAGTTTGAGTTAATTGTGGGTTATATTTTTGAGACAGATAATAAGCTAAACCAGATGCCATACATGGAACAAATCTAAAAGGTACATCTGTTGCATCGGTATAAGTAGAATCTGCATCTTGAATTCTTTTTACAAAATAGAAATGTAAATCTTTAGATGCATTAGTTGAATCTGCTGTTGGATAAATAGTTAAAGTAACTTTATCTACAAATCTTTGTACAAAATATTGAGAAGGAGTTCCTTTAGAAAGTTTGTTTGCTAATGCTGAATATGCGGACCTTGCTATTTTAGTTAATGCTTGATCTGCTTGAGAAGTAGAAGTTCTATTTCCTCTTAAATTAGCTTCTAAAATATCTGCAACACCAAAAACATTTGATGTAGCATTAGTAGAAGAACTAGTTCCATCTCCTGAAGATCTAAAAAAAGTATATTCTGCTTGGCCTTCAATTAAATCAATATTAGATTCTGCAACTTCCCAATAATGTAAACCTCTGTTACCCCATTCTTGAAACATAATGTTTAAAGAACGTCTTGCTGTTTTTAATTGATATCCAGATACAGACTGTAACCCAATTCTTTCATAAGCTTCTTCAATAATTTCATCAACTGCGAAAGTCTTGTCAAAAGTAACTGTGCCTGACGTTGTGTTGGCCATTAGTTACCCTCCTATTTTCTCAGTTCTAATATAATTGTATAGTGATCTAAGTTTGTGTGACCACTTGTTGATATATCAATATCACCAGTTACACCAGAACCAGCATTATTTTTAATACCACCAAAAGATCTAAAATCTAAATGACCTTGAACATTTCCTGCTGCTGCACTTCCACCTAAAACTAAAGCTGGAACATTTGTACTAGCATCAAAATCTATTTGAACTCTCATTCCTCCAATGTCATACCAAATTTGGTCAATAGTAACTTTTGAAGGTGCACCAGATAAAGCTGAAACATCAACTTTTTTTACTGCGCTTTCTCCTGATCCATCTGATAGATTGGTAAATTTAACTACTACTCTTTTATCTGTGTCAACTAATGTTTGACTTGATACTGCGTCTGCCATTTTGTTCTCCTGTTAGAGAACGGAGCCGAAGCTCCGCTCTAATTAAAGTTAGTTATCTATTAAAGTAATGTATACTCAACTGCAATACCATATCTTCCTACCTGGAAGTTATTACTATTGATAGTTGTAGTAGTACAAAGATATAATTTATTAGTTGCAATTGGCAAAGTAATGTTCGGGTGGAACACGTGAATTGTACCGTTTGTAGCATCTAAATCAATATCAATTTCAGTTACCGAAGCATCTGCCGAAATAGTCGGAGAGACTGCAACGGCACCCGCACCAACAACTTCTGTTCCAGATGAAACAGCTGCGTTAGTTGCAGTTCCTGATGTTGCTGAAGCAAAAATGTTTCCAACATGAGTTGCTGCAGATTTAACTTGTACAATAACATTTACTTTTTCAAGTAAAATTTTTGTAGGTGCTGTACTGTTAGCAAATGTTTGTACTGTTGTGTCTAATGTACCAATTTCTACTAAAATATCATTAGCAGAGTATTGTGTAGTACCAGCATTTGTTGATGCAAGAGATGCACCAAACATCATGAATTTTTTAGCACCAATAGTGTTTGTTGAGTTGTTAGCAGAAACAGCACCTGTTAAAGTAGAAGTTCCACCAACAGTAAGATTACCGCTTGAGTCGATAGTTGTATTGTCTGTAATAGCACCAGTTGAAGAGTTTTTAGAGATTTGTTTAAAACCACCTTCTGCTCTAACCGGACCATTAAATGTTGTATTTGCCATTTTATATATTCTCCTAGTTAATGAATGTAGTCTTTAGGCCGTCGACTATACGCGTCTACATTCTAATTTAATGCATAGTAAGATTTTTATACAGTTTTTTTTAAAAAAAGGCAAGAAGTCCTTATAGTGAAAATGATTTTTAACGATGTAACCCTACTTAACTAGCGAAAAGATGAACTTCTAAATCTTTAATGTTTTTAGGGCTTTCTTGTTCTTTTAAGATAGATCTAATAACTGTTTTAATCTCATCTCCAAGAACAGACATTTCAGGTGTTACTTCTCCGTTATTCTCAAGAAACATTTCATTCCATTTAGACTCTAGATTCAGTTTCTTTGCGAATAGTACCATGCTGTTTTTTGCCATTATCTAACTCCTCATAAGTTATATAAAATCCGCCTGTAAATTTTAGCCGATTTGGTTCCCATTCTATATCATTTTTTCCTAGAAAGTCAATAACATGTTTATGGAGTTTTTCAGTGGTATCAATAGGTAATTCACTATCAATATTAAATTTAGTTTGTAATTGTTTGGTGTAAATTTTTATTAAGTATGTCTTCATTTATCCTTTCTATCATAAAAAAAGGGGGCTCGAAAGCCCCCTTTAAATTAATAATTAAAAATTATTATGCTGCTCCTGGAGATCCGAAGATACCTCTAGGGTCAGAGAATCCAAATGAATATCTCTCTCTAGCTTTGTATCTTACGTTTCCAGTAGTGAAGTCACCTTCCATAGCTGTTTTGATAGGTGATCTAACGAACATTTTTAATCCGTTAGGTACATCTGTCTTAATGAAAAATGCATCAGTGTCAGTCAAGTAATGGTTGACCACGTAACCTTGTGGTACCATACCTTTAGACGCTACAGCATTAATATCATTATCAGCTGTGCCGGTTCTACCTGCAGACTTCATAAGTCTTTCAGCAGTAAATTGAAGCGCAGAAGGAATAATCATTTTTACTCCTCTTGCTGCAATTTTAAGTCCTCTTTCATCAGTAAACGCTGCAATGTCAATTAAAGACTGCTCTAACGAAGTTTCGTTTAAGTCAGCTGCAGTTGACAACTCATTTTTGAAAGTTCCTGCAACGATAGGGTGGTCAGTAGCACAAAGCTCTTTTCCGTCCCCACCTGCAAAAGATGAACTGAAGGCGTTGTTTAAAACATTTGCAGCTTTAGTTTGCTTAGTATTAGCCATAGATCTAGCTAATGCTTTTGTATATCTAGACGCAAGTCTGTCGTACAAATTATCTTCGATCGCTTCTTCAGTGATCGAAAATGCAAGTGCAATTGTTTCGTTTGTATAACGAGCTGTGAACGTTTCGTTTGCAGAATCAAATGTTACGCCTTGACCTTCAGCTTTTACTGCTGCAGATCCAAAGCCTGATAACATTACTTCTTCTTCGAAAGCTCTGTCTGAAGTTTCTGTATCAAAAATTTCAGCATGCTCATTTTCATAGTTTTTGTATTCCAGGCCGAATAGTGCATTCAATCCTGGCTCTAGTTCTTTAACTAGTTGTCCTCTTGTGATAGCCA